ATGGCTCATTATCATTTGACGACGCCCGCGATAGCTTGCGCGTCAAGCCGACTGACAGTTTGTTGGTATTGGCGGCGGCGATTGAAAAGGCGGCGCGGAATGTATAATCGCTTGCGGATGTTATTAGAGGATGTAATGGCACAAGTCCCTGACGTTGTACCGCTCTTGTCTGCTGAGACGATTGACTCGATAAAAGCCGTGCCAGTTTCACGCGATGATTTAGAGCGCAAATTAGCGCGGGCTATTCTTGCAGTTGACAGAAAATACCTTTCGATTCTCGAAAATAGTAATGGCGTATTGCCTCCCAATTACTGGTACGATTACGAAAACGAACTGAGACAGTCAATAGCATCACCGCTTCGGGCGCAAATCGAGCAATCCTTTGGCAGTTATAGCGATTATGTGAACTTCATTGACAAGAGCGGCGCGGTAGAGGATATTGACACCGCCATGACGCAGGCAATCAATGAGGTTGCGCGTGGAATTACAGAAAATACGCGGTTAAATTTTGAAGCGTCTCTACGGCAGGGATTATCGTTTGAAGAGATAATCGAAAAGATTGCATTACGCTTTTCAAGTGGTCATGCCGAGCAGGTATCAATCACGGAACTTACGCGGGCGGAGGCGTTCTTTAGTGACGCGCTATCGTCCCGCCTGCATGAGCAGGGCGCAAACAATCAAATCAGATGGCTTACTAGTGAGGACGAAAAGGTCTGTCCGTTATGCTCGCCCGCAGACCACAAGCTAAAGGACGAGCCAATAAACACGCCAAAGGGTTCTTGGAATGGGCAGACGTGGGGCAATCGTTACGGACGACCTCCCGCTCACCCCAATTGCAGGTGTAAAACAGTGGTCGAATTGGTAAATAGGATGCCTCAATGAGTACACCTCTGAAAGTATCACCTAAATTCGATGAAGTCATAAAGAAGATAACAGACGCAATTATCAGCCCGCAGGCGCGGCGCAAGTTGTTATTACGGGCGGTTGTTGAACTCAAAGACCTTGCATCCGCGTACCCCGTTGAAGGACGCTGGAATAAACCGCCTGGCACTAATGGCGACAACAGATGGTATCAGCGCAACTTCGGCGCACGTTGGAAGCGCAAGAACGGTACGCTAGGCGGGCGTAACACATCCGAGAAGTTGCAAAAGAATTGGGGAGTTGAAGTCAAGAGTGAGCTTGTTGCATCCGCATTTACTGAGGTATCTTATGCTCCGTTCCTACTTGACCCTGACAAACGTGTATCATGGGCGGCGGTTCATGGTTGGCAATCCACAGACGAGATAGCCGAGGATTACGCGCCGAGGTTTGAGGAAATTGCGCTGGAAGAGGTTGACGAAAATCTAAAGAAAACGTGGTAAAATGTCGCTAATTCAATAGCACGCGCAAGGCTGCATGTTAGCAGATGAAGGCGCACAAAACCCATTGGTGGTTTTGTGCGCCTATTTTATTTGAGGTGACTATGCCAGATGTAACAGAATACAGTGATGAGCAGGAATGGATGAGCGTATGTGTCCCTGCAAAGGTTGGCGAAGGAATGGACAATGAGCAGGCAGTAGCCGTCTGTATGTCGCAATGGAAAGAAAAGAAAAGTATAGACCCGCTTGTTACTTCGCCAAATGCGGTGAAAGCTGTCAAGATGGATGACGGCAATGTCAGGCTCACAGGATACCTTGTTCGATTCAGCGATGAAACAAAAACGGATTTGACGGGCGACTTCTTCGCACCTGATACCGATTACGGCGACGCTCAAAAATCGGAAGGATGGTTCAATCACCGCACGCCCGTAACGTACAACGGAAAGCAATTTGCTTATCAGGAACAGTTGCCAGACGCTACCCTGACCCGCGATGAAAAAGGCATTATTGCTGAAATCATCCTGGGAGCGCGGAATGAGTACGAGCGTATGATTGCGGATTGGGGTGTGAAAGGGTTGCTTGGATGGTCAAGTGGTACTGCGCCCCATTTGGTAGACCGCGTGCAAGTTGGGAACGCTCAAAAGATTACCCGCTGGCATTTGGGACTTGACGCAAGCCTAACCCCAACCCCAGCAGAGCCGCGTAATACGGTTGTGCCGTTGAAGTCAATCAGTGTATTACAGGTCAATGATGTGGAAGTCGGACAGGATAAGCCCGTAACCGCGCAGCCTGAAAACAAATCAACCAAATCAAAAGAGGCAAAGAAAATGGAAGATAAAGAACTCTCCGAACTCTTGACCAATACCGCAAAGCAGGCAGCGGAGGAAGCGGTAAAATCCTACGTCGCCGCAACCGAAGAAGTCAAGAAAGCCGTGCCTGTTGTGCAGGTTACGGTGGACGAGGCAGATCGCCCGTTCAAAAGTATTGCAGAGCAATGTGCCGCAGTCAAAGCGTTTACGCAGTCATTCGGGCAGAAACAACATCCCCGCCTGAAGGCATTGAAGGCGATCCAGGGCGCGTCCGAAGCCGTCCCGACTGATGGCGGTTTGTTGCTTGACCCAACCCTGACCAGCGAGTTTATGCAACCAATGCACGAGGACGGCGTTTTCTACAACGATGTCCGTAAATTGCCTGTTGGCGCAAACTCGAACAGCGGCTGGATTAACGGCGTTGATGAAACATCCCGCGCCACTGGTTCACGCTGGGGCGGAGTGCGTGGATACCGTCTCGCTGAGGGTGACACTTTCACCAAAAGCAAGCCGAAATTCCGCCGCATCCAATGGGAACTCAAGAAGTACGGCGTGCTTGTGTATGGCACTGACGAATTGCTTAAGGACGCTTCGCAATTTTCTGCGGTTATCAATCAGGCAGCCCGCGAAGAATTGGTATTCATGATTAATGATGACATCATGAACGGCGTCGGCGTTTCAGGCGCATTGGGTGTGATGAACTCAGGCGCGTTGATTACCGTGACCCGCGATACTGGCTCGGCAATCCTCGGATCTGACATTTCCGCCATGTGGCAGCGCATGAGCATTCGCAGCAAACCAAAGTCGAAGTGGTATGTGAATAGCGAGTGCGCCCCGCAACTTGATAAACTGTTTGCCGTCGGCAGCACGGCGGTTCTGTTCCCTTACGCGGGATACACACCCGAAGGTGTCCGCACTCTCTACGGTCGCCCTGTTGTGGAAACCGAGTTCAATGCCGCGCTGAATACTACAGGCGACATTATGCTTGCTGATATGAGCGAATACCTGCTCTGGGAAAAGGGCGGAATTGAATCCGCTTCGTCTATCCACGTTGAGTTCCTGACAGACCAGGAAGTATTCCGCTTCATCTATCGCGCCGATGGGCAGACTGCCATCGCGTCCGCGATTACTCCCTACAAGGGAACGAACACCCAAAGCCCGTTTGTTGTTCTTGGCTCTGCCACCTAATGAGGTGATGAAATGAAAGACACTCGCTTTGTAATCTGTGAAAACGTTGTGCCTCTGGTTGCCCCGCAGGATATTATTGCGGTTGCCACCCCCACCCCGTTTATCTCGCTGAAAAATGCGCTCCATGCTACCGTGTTCCTGTTCTTTGGCAGCATTACCGCCGCATCCGCAGACCAGGCAATTACCGTCACGCTGGAAGTTGCAACCGCCGCCGCATCTGGCAGTGAGGCCGCGATTGCGTTCAATTATCGGTTGAGCGGAGCGGTTGGCTCCAATACGTGGGGCGCGATTACCGCAGCCACCACCGCAGGGGTTAGCGTCGCCACGACAGACGATAACAAAATCCTTGCGATTGATGTTGACCCCCGCGCCCTTGAAAGTGCATTGGCTGACGCTTCGCACATCCGCGCAGTCGTCACGCCTAATGCGGGTGGTACTGCCACCTTGTTGGCTTCGTGGGTTGTTCTTGAACCTCGTTACGCCCAACTGACGCACAAGTCCGCCACCTAATTTGTTATAGATTGGGCGGGTGAAATATCCCGCCCAATCGAAAGTGTGAACTTTGAAACTCGCAATTGTAGGAAGCGACCCGAACAGCCGACATCTTGCCCCGTTTGGCAATCCAGATTATGACATTTGGGTATTCAATGAGGCAGGCAACCATGAATGGTGTAAACGATGGACTGCTGTTTTTCAGATGCACGACCCGAACATTTACAAAGGCACGAATACCAAAGACCCGAAACACTGGGAATGGTTGCAAAAATCGCACGGACGCCCAATATACATGCAGGATGTTGACCCGCTTGTACCTGATGCGGTGCGCTACCCTATCGAAGAGGCCCTAATGGTCGCAGGATGCGAGATGTTCACGACGACATTCGCATACATGGCAGCCCTGGCAATCATGCGCGGATATGAGCAGGTAGAGATATACGGCATGGGACTGTCGTCAAGCGAATACGACTACCAGCGGTTTGGTTATTCTTATTGGCTCGGAATGTTGCGCGGCAGGCTTGGCGCGGAGAATGTATTAAATACAATTGCATACATTGACCGTGATATTTTCAACTCTCCACGCTACGGTTACGAAGGCAATTATAGTTTCGGCGTCGAATACTACATGCAAAGAGCCGTAACGCATGACAGCGCATGGAAAGCGGCAGCGAAAAGCTCTGTCAATATAAAGTGTGCGATTTTCAAGGCTATCGAGAAATACGACTTCAACAAAATACCTGACCTTGTAAATCAGTTTCAAGCCGCCGTGATGTTGTCAGGCGAACATGCGGGCGCACTCTCCGAAGCGGAGAGATACCAAAAGTTTGGAAACCGCTATGCGGACAGAGGAGGCTTTGAGAACGCGGCGGCAAAAGTGCAACAAGAAATCGAAGTCCATCGCGTGAAGGTCTGGTATTTCAGCGGCATGATTGATTACGTCTGGAATGTCTGGAATCAAACGAACAACCCCACCGCCGCGCAGCAGTTGCGCGTTTACATCGAAGAGATGGAAAAGCACGCATACAAGGCAGGCGCAATGCTCGGAATGTACAGCGAAAACGTCGAATACCTGAGAAAGTATGACGTGATTGCCAACGCGGGCGGGCGCGTATTGTTAGAGGAAAAATGAGTTATTGCACACTTGCGGAATTGAAACGCTACATAAATATCTCGTCCGCAACCAGCGCGGAAGATGACCTGCTTCAACAGATGCTTGACGAATCCGCCGCCCGCATTGATTCATTTTGTGGGCGCAAGTTTTCTGCGCTTGCAGATACCACCCGCTACTTTGACCCGCTGGAAAATGTACAAAACGGCACATTGTATTTTGACAACGACCTGGCTTATCTAACCAGCGTAACAGACGGTAGCGGAATTGACATCACAACAAGCGTCGTCACACAACCGCGCAATGACGCGCCATTTTACGCGGTAAAAATCAAAGACGATTCGGGTCGTTACTGGACATACGCCACTGACCATGAAAACGCGATTACAGCGGTAGGAAGGTGGGCATATATGTTCAAATCCACGATTACGGCGTTATCAAGGGATTCCAACGTAGTGACCGCCACAGTCCCCAATGAAGTGATGCTCGGTTCTACGGCCTGCGTGGTTGGGTGTGCGGATACCTCATTTAATGGTACGTTTACTGTCACGGCGGCAAATGGCGCAACTTTGACGTGGGCGCAGACTGGCACAAACAACACAGACACAACCGCATATCTGCTTTACACGCCGACCGATATTGTCAAATGTAATCGGAGATTGGCGGCATGGTTGTATCGCCAGAAGGACACCCAGCAGGGCGATAACGACCGCCCGATTTTAGCGGGTGATGGCTCTGTAATTATGCCGTCCACATTACCGCAAGACGTAACCGACATCCTGAAAATTTATCAACGGGTAGTATGGTCATGAGTAGTCTATTACTTATGTTCTTTGACGACCTTGAATCAATGGCGGTATCCTACACTGACAAGAGCGGCGCAACCGTTACCGCCAATTGCCTGAATATTGACGAGAAAGCGGACAGTATCCAGACCGCGCATTTACCATGCAGAATTTTGATGCAGACCGTGCCAGACAACGGCGAGATACTACGCGGTGCAGGCATCAACGCAACTTGGAGTATCACTGACCTGTTCTTACTGGATACCGTCGCCCGCGATGTTTCACCTGCCATACAATTGCCAGTATTGCAGCGTTACAAGGTCGCCTATCTTGATGCGCTATTTCGTAAATGGCAAATTGTTCACGGTTACAGCACAGAGACAAGAACGCTGACCTACTCCATCACGACGGGTAAGTTTGAATACCCGATGGGAAGCGGCGTTGAATTTTACGGCGTCAAGTTTGACCTGACGCTGAGCGAGTTAATATAGGAGAAAAAAATGGCAGCACCTACAAAAAAGATTTTTGCAGTTGGATTGAATGCGGCACGGATTTACAAGTTAGACCAAGATACGGGTTGGATGGATGCGTCTAATGCAACGGCTTATGACGGTTTCTCCGTTGGCGGTCCCGTTACATTCACTTATGAGCCGCCCGACCCCGAGGTTATCAGTCACCCTGGAAACAATCAGGTATTGCAGCAAGACAGCCTCCCGTCCCTTGAAGCGTCAAGCGGTACGCTCGAAGTCTCACGTACCGATGTTGACACAATCGCGCACTTGACAAATATCAAAGTAAATACCACATTGTTGACTAATGTCAATTCAATTGGCTGGCGCACAAACCAGCAAGGAACAGAACCAACGGTCGCCTTTGTGACATACGCACAGGCAAAAACTCCCGCAGGCGTGCGCTGTTGGTCAACATATTGTTTCGCAAAGTCCGTCATCACCCCGAAGCCAAAAGGGCAGAGCCGCGAACAGCAAAATCAGAGTTACTTTGTCCTCCCGCAATTTGCAACGTCTCATTTGGTTGGCGTTGCTTATTCCAGTGCAGACGATGGTTTTACCAGTACCGAGGTAAATGAATATCAAAGCAACTACCGCCTGCATCTTGCCGCGTGGAAAACGACCAGCACCGAGACGCTATATCCATTCAACGCATTGTTGAAGTACACCGATAACGCCGGCGGCGGTATCGTTGTTACAAAGAACGGCGTAAAGATGACCTATGGTGCGACCGCTGACGCGGTGCATTATGTCGCCGATGCAGACGGAATCACTTTTGGCGCGGCTCTTACCAATGGCGATATTGTTATGGCGATGTATGAACTCGCTGATTCCGCCATTGATGTTGATTAGAAAGGCTGATTTGTGAAGATTGATAAATGGACAATTGAAACAGCGCAGACGAAACATACTGCGCGGAAATACACAATGACTGGCGTCGTTGATGCGTTTTTGCGAAAGCAGGCGGCGATTGCGGGAATTGAGGATTACAAAAAGTTTCTAAAATCCGCGCAAGATGACCCGTCATTATATGACGCCATGACAGAGCAGGAACGAGAGTTTCATGATATAGCGTCAATGGCTGGAATGTGGGTGATGTTTGCTGCGTGCATTGTGCCTTACCTGCCCCTAACTGAATGGCTGGCGTTACCGTTCGAGACGCTGGAAAAGGTTACTGACGGCGTGATGGCGGTCAATCCGCACTGGTTTGAGCAACCAGACCAAGAAAAAAAAACAGAGCCACAACCGCCGCAGTCTACGAACGAATAAAAGAGATTGTAGAAAAGGAAGGCGCAGACCTCCCGCCCGTTATCGTGCTGAACAATCCAGAGGCTTATGATGTTTGGGTTGTGTTTCGGGCATTGGGCGGGAGGTTTTTACCAAGTCA